TCATCCCGCAACGCATCAGGGCAGGCTATTGTCAGTCTCATTAGTAACCTCCTGTAACTGTGACGGTCCAGCCGCGAGAGCGCAGTGTGTCGATTGCGGGTTGGCCTGTTCCTGCCGATGGCGCTGAACCGCCTGACTGATCGAACACACGTGTTCCTGCCGCAATACCGGATGCCACGAGCGACACCAGAATGTTGTCGATGCTGGTTTGCGTCAGTGCGGTGTTTATAAATGCGTAGGTAAAGCTCCCGCCACTTACATTGTCGAAGGCATTAGCTGGGAAGCTCGTCAGGCTGCTGCAGTTATGCCAAGCAAAATTGAAATTAGTCCCTGCTGACGTGTCGATCAGAGGGAAGCTCGTCAGGCTGTTGCAGTTCTGCCACGTAATTGCAAAGCTGGTCCCAGAAGATGTGTCGATAAGTGGGAAACTGGTGAGGCTGTTGCAGCCGCGCCAAGTCTGGTTGAAATTAGTCCCTGCTGACGTGTCGATCAGAGGGAAACTCGTTAGGCTGGTGCAGTTATACCACGCCAGGCTGAAATCAGTCCCTGCTGACGTGTCGATAAGTGGGAAACTCGTTAGGCCGGTGCATTCATACCAAGCCTGGCTGAAATTAGTCCCTGCTGACGTGTCGATAAGTGGGAAACTGGTAATTTCCGACCAACTATACCAGAAAAATCCAAAGTCTGTCACAGCCCCATAGCTGGCAGTCGCGCCGTTTGCCACAAAGTAAGCCTCAGTCGCAGCAGCATCCCCCGCACTCAAAGCCCCGTCGCGGATTAACTGCCCGACGATTGCATTGCCCGGGAAATACAGGCCACCCCTGCCGCCAATGTCATAAGCGCCCGCTGGAATTGTCACACCGTAGGAAGCCGTCCCTTGATCCGTGCCGAGAACCATTGTGCCAGTAAAGCCGCCAACAGGCACTGTAACGGACAGGCGATCATCAACCTTGTCCAGCGTGGCGCGGGCGGGACCAGTCTGGTATGTCGGACGCGCCGCAGCCGTGGCTTGCGTGGCGTGGTTGCCGTTGCCTGACTTGTCGCCAAAGTATCCGATTGGGTCGGATGCAGCCGTGACAGCCGTGGTGCCGTCTGAAAGCTGGAACAACGTGGAAATATCGGATGCTTCGTACCACACCCCCTGTTGGCTGGCTGCGAATAGGGACGCGGGGTCGAAGGCATTCGGAAACACGACACCCGTGCCAAGATACGCCTTGTTTATCGCCGTGCTGCCCAGATAGAGCTTGTTTATCGCCGTGCTGCCAAGTTTCAGGGCCATTTTATGCGTCCGTAATCACGTAGATCGTCGAAGCGTCTGCCGTGACGATTGCGTCATATTCCGCTTGCGTCAGGCTCATGATATTTGTCACCGCATCTGCACCTGTTACGCCGGTCGGGTCGCTAAGAACCCCGCCCTCGCTTTCCTTTGCCATTGCCTGATAGGAACCAATGGACAAAGCAACAGCTAGGCGGTCTTCGTCTGTGATGACATAAACCTGCCCAACGAGAAGGCCATCAGCGGCGGCTAGTGTGTCAAGAGCAGCGCGTGACCCTCTCTTGTGTTGAACATCTGGCATTTAGAATGTCCCGCAATCCACCGTTCCAACAGCAAGCGTAACAAAAGCATCACCAGAATCTTTTGTCATAACCATTGACGTGTTCATTTGCAGAATGCCGTCCGTGCCGTCAGTTCCCCAAATGAAACCTGCTGTGCCACCATCAACAACAGCCACAAGTTCATCAGTAGAACCGGCTGGAATGTTCAGCGCAGTTTTGAACGCATCGAACGTGATCTTTTTTTCCTTCAGACCCGTTGCACTGGCATCATGCATGATTAGCAAGTCAGCTGCACCTGCAACCGTACCAATCGCGCTTAAAGCGTCAATGGCTGGCACGACAGGAACCATTGTCGTGGCGTCTGTCGGGAAGTGCGCTGTCTGACGGTCAGTCGTGACGAATATCTGACCAGGCAAGAGGGCCGACGAAGGTAGGTTGGCGAAGAGTCCGCGTTTCTGTTGAACTGATGGCATTGAGATATTCCTTTACGATCTAGTTAAAAGTTCCGAGGTCTAACGCGCCGTTTACAAAAAGGCCCGCTGAGCTTGTGGTTAGGAGATTGCCTGCCTGTGGGTCGATGGTAAGTGAAGATGTGCCATCCGCGCCCGGCGGCCCCTGAATACCCACAACGACCTGCGTCGGCGCGGCCTGCTGGATTACGACGGCGGTCATCGCGTGACCTCCTTGCTGAGAATCACAAGACCCTCAAGCCAACGCGACGCACTGGTCGCGCTTGTTACGAATTCCAGATCGTAAACGCCATCCGTCAAGATCGTTGCGGTTTCCGCTGCGGTCAGCGTCATTGTCACAACGCCAGTCGCGCCGCCGAATGTCAGCCGCCCGTTGGCAGTGGTCAGGTCCATAATAATGTCAGAGGATGCCAGAGTCTGGCGAATTTGCATACGCCCGGTCAGCCCCGTCAGATCGACAGGCGTTCCGCCCGCAGTTTGCAGGAATGTCACGACCTGCGAAAAGTCAGAGCCTTGGTAGATTTTCAAATCAACGCGTGCCGGAACAACGGTCATTTTACCACCTTCACCAGCCAGGATATGACAAATCCGGCTGAGTCCATCGGGATAACCTCCTGCACGGGCCAATTCACGCCGTCAATTGTCAGCACATCGGACGTGCTAGGGGCAATCGTCACGCCGTGGTTCACCAGCGAATAGACCAACTCACCCGCACCCAATGCCAAGCCTGTCCGTTGTGTGTAAGCCTTGGCGGCGGGCTTGGCCGTGAAGGTGTGAACCAATGGCGCGCCGGGTGTAGGGTTCCATTCCGGCCCCGTGGGCTGCCCTGGCCGGGTTATGGTCACATACACCGCCCCAAGCCCGTCGCCCGCATCACGCCCCGCCTCAGCGTATGCCAGTGCGACTTCATCGGCTATTGCGGGCCCGCTCATCGTGCAGCCGTTTTGCCAAGCGTGGCAAATTCGAAGTAAGGCCCGTCACGGTCTGTGACATATTGATCAAACATGGCTGAGATCAGCGTGCTTGTCGGCGTTGCAGCCTCAAACCCGCCTTTGCCGCCAGCGACAGGTGTCCATTTGATATCGCCCACGCCAGTTAGTGTTTTCTGTTGGTCGGGGCTGTAGGTTGTTGAAAAAAATCCGGGCGTTGCCAGTTCCAGCTTTGCAGCCTCATACGTCGCCGGATCGACCACCGCCAGTGTCGTTGCGTCCACCCCCGGCAAGAGGCGGTTCAGATACCGATACGCGATGTGATCCGTTGCGCGGACGAGTGCAGCAGCACTGGCTGCATTGTCCGCCACGGTATCGCCGCGCGCACTTGCGTATGTGATCCAGCCTGTGACGGTCGCGGTCATTGTTTAGCCCTTTGGTGTTGGGGCGTTGGGCATCGCACCCTTGGCGGGGTTGGTCACTGCGGTCTTGGCATTGCCGACCACGCGACATTTGTTAATCGCCCATGATGGAATTGCGTTTCCATCAATCTCGACAACATCGCCAACATTGTGGCCACTTGCGCCCTTCATTGTGATTTGAATTTTCATGTCTGTCTCCATGGGTTAAAATGGGCCGACCAATTAAGCCGGCCCATCATGTTACGCGAGGGACGAAACCGCAACGCCACAGTTTTGGTTCGCATCAAATCTGATTTCCAAGGCGACGGCTGCCATGGTCACAAAGTTGTAGTCGTCCTCAGGATTCGCACGGAATTGAGCCCGTGTCGTCATGGGCATCCCGTTCAAAACCTGCAAGACACGGCGATCTTTGACAATCGCAATGACTTCGCCTGGGTTGATGCTGTCCGCGTCGATAACCTCGCGCAAGCCGCCCAATTCCAGCACGCGCTGCGCAATGGTTTTGGGATAACCCGCCGTAAACTCGGTCGACGTGGCATAGAACCAATCGTCAAAGTTCAGGTAGATCGTGGCTGGCGATTTGAAGTTATCACCGTGAAGCATTTTCAAGGTTGCAGTGATTGTCGCCAACCACTGTGCACCTGTTGCCCCGTTCAGCGCCTGAGCTGTGGTCCGGGTGTTGCGGCGCGGGTGAGTGCGCAGCCCGTAAAGCGGATCAGCACCGACGACGATGTCAGTGTCGCCGTTGAGCATCAGGCTCTCGGCTTTTTCCGCAATCTTGCGCATCGAGTTCATCCGGCCCGCAGCGTCAAGCTGAAACCCTTCTGTCGATGCGGCCGCTACCTGACGCCATCCGTAAGAGAACGGGCTGTCGATGATCGGCAGTGGCGTGCCATGGTAGGCAAACACAGGCTGGTCAGTGCGGCCCTTTGAACGGCCATCCAGCGAGACGTTTACCGACCCGCTGTCGGACACAGTCTGGAAGTGGTGGACCAACTTACCAATCGGCATGGGCCTGGATACCGACGACGAAAGGTCATTGAACACACGAAGTGTCGTGCGCTGGACCTCTACGGCCTCACGGTCCCACAAGCCCCAAACATCTTTGGGAAGTGGTAGTGCATTGCCGACAAGCGTTTGACCATGGTTTTCTGCCATGGCAATTTGCGAAGCGTTGAACTGGCGACGATTGGCCAGAACAAAAGCCTGCTGTTCATCTGTAAAACGAAGCATATCAGGTGTCCTCCTTATGCCGCTGGAACGTTGTAGGAATTGGCGATTGTCACATCGGCCAAGGCACCTGCGCTATATGCACCAGGCGTATCACTAAAGAACGCGATGACGATATCACCGGCGGTTGTTGCAGCGGCCAATCGACCGGACGCAGCAATCTTCAGCGGTGCATTCAAAGCGTAGGTCGCGGCGGCAAGGCTCGCCTGTACCACCATGCCAGGGACAAGAGCAAAGGCAATGCCCGTATCCTCGTCGGCATATGCTGTCGTGACCGCCTGGTCCTTGAAGTCCAAAGTGGACAGGATCAACGGCAACTTGGCCAAGGACGTGGTGATCTGGACAAGCTCTGTTGCGGTTTCTTCGACAAACGTGCCGGGCATGTAAGCACCTGCGACGGGCTTGCTGACCGAAATGGGCTGATGCGTGATCGGCCCTCGGAAAATGGTGTTACCGGCCATCTTAGTTCACCGCCTTTTTGTCTGTGCCATCCATGACGGCGTTGAGGTCATAACCTGCGAAGTCGTCGGCAGGACCAGTGCCGCCAAATGCCCCATTAAGGGCAGCAGCCGTTCCTGGCTTGGCGTTGGCCGCCAGCTTACGGGCGGCATTGAGCGTCAATTCCGCAGCCTCGTCGGCGTCAAGAATGTTTGCTTTGACGATTTTCGCCACATAACCATCCAACTCGGCCTTGTCTTTTGCCGTCTGGTTGGCCTGCATTTCTGCCAGATTGTCGGTCAGCGGCTTCATTGCGGCTGTGACGGCATTGGCAATTGTTTCGCCGATGCCATTCTGCGATTCCGTGAGGGCATCAACCTTCGCGGAAAGCGCGTCGAACTGAGCTTTATCAGTCATATCTGCTTCTCCTGTGTTTGCAGAGGGTTCCCGCCCGGCGCCGCGAACGGCGTCCAGTATTGCGGACTTAATGCGATCCATTACTGGCACGCGTTCGAGCCTTTCGGCTGCCCTGAGCGCCATGTCGGCTGCCCAGTCCATTTCGCGTTCAAAATCTTCAAACACGGAATTGATAACATCAATCTGGGACTCTTCGCCCTTGGCGTTGACCATCATGCCGACGCCCTGTTCGGGTGTTGCTGCACCATCCTCGCCCAGCAAGATTGCGTCATGGTCAAAAGCCATGTTACGAGCAATAAATTCATATGCGTCGTCTGTTGACGCCTCAAGATCGCAAAACAACCCTGTGCTGGTATGAATTGGCGTGCCTTTTTCAATAGCTTCCAAAACCGACCGACCCCCAACGCTTTCGTTCGCTCGGGCCACATCAATCACTTTATCAAGCAGCACGCGGCCGTTCTCACGTCGCACGTTTTCGTTATGCGCGCCAATCCAGCCGATATTGATGCCCTCGGG